CACGACGACCCCTAATCGTTTCACAACGACAGAAACATTTTTGGGCTATCACCGTTCCACTGATATGAAACCAGATATGATTAGAACTATGAGGTCGCTTAAGATTTTCACAATACTTTGAGTTTGTTGAGACAAGATACGTCTCCTTGTGTTTGAAAAGTTTTGTGATTGTGGCACCTCCCTGCCCTTCCATATGTTTCTGTACAAATTCCTCAATGAGACCTCTCAGTTCGTCATTTTGAATTTCATCTTTTGTTTGTGCTATCGAAAATGATCCCTCTTTGATTGTTGTAGATGGTGGTTCTACAGTGATATGTTGTATCTCATCAGTCCTGACAGAACACATCTTAAGCATATCAACATCTGGTTGTTGATCAACTTTAACCAAAGCACTCAAAGGCCCATGCTTGTACACAAATAGGGGAAGATATGCCAATTGTATTACCCTCCCCGTTCCATTACATTCTTGACACCCATCACCTCCACACACAGAATGTTTAGCTGTTTTATAAGACCATGGCATACGAAGACCACTTCCCTTGGTTTTCCTATGAAGATCACCGTATACCGATGAATCTATGATTTCATTCCAATCTACACGACCTTTAGCCCTCGAGAGTGCCACAAGGATGTGTTCCCTAAGTGCAAGCGCCGATGCCTGATCAACAACAAAGTTTGACCAATTGAGATGTATTCCCGTCTTTATGAGATCACCAACCTTTTTAGGTGGAGACACGGAGACGAGACACTCTTTTCCTCCATGACGCTTCACTTTGTCACAAATAACCTTACAAATATCCTGAATCTCCTCAACTGTTAGGGATCTGTCATCTTTGTAATCAATATCTACAAAAAAGTTATAATTTGGACTCTTCTGTTCGACGACAAATAATTTTTCACCGGAACGAACAGCCTCTATATACTTTTCGTGAAACTCGTTCAATCTATCAAATGGCACGGTGAGGGTTCCCCCATCCATGAGCACATGTGATACATTGGATTTGGTTGCTTTATTAAAATTTTGTTGGGCGCACCACCTCTTAAACATACCTGTATATCGCGTCTAACCTCTAAACCACCTCATGACTGAAACATCGGTGTATTCTTTAGTTTCAGAGAGCTCTTTTTTTATGACAAGGAGTTCATAGACCGTCTTCTCTTCATTTTCCTTCACCCAATCCTCAACTTCCTCGTCACAGAGACCTCTATTTGTTCTGAGGAGGTTCCCAATCTGCATTAAAATGTAAGACTTTGACTTCATTCTACTTTATAGAGAATGTTTTTCTATTGAGAGAAGTTACACACGAATAAAACTCTGGATTCCTGATGATGTTATCAACAATACGTTTCCACTGTTTGCGTGTATTGAACTCCTCAATAGTATCAAAACTCATATAATCATTTTCATCATATGTTTTCTTTATTGGTTGTTTATTAATCTTTTTAAGGTTTGTTTTCTGTTTTTCTTCATAAAATTTTTTAACGAGCGCCTGTTGTTGTGAACGATTGTAATCAACGAAAAAGATGAATACATTGTATTCCAAGTCCACAGTGGGACTCTCCTTGACAACAAACTTGAACTCGGTATACTCACCAGTTTTGAGGGCAATCACACCACGTGTCTCTTCCTCCAGTTCCCTAAGGGCACAACGAAGGGGATTAAATATCTCTCGTCGTCGACACCCCCCTGTAACAAAAATCCAATCCTTAAAACGCCGATCCCTCACCGTGAGAAATTTAGGCTTATCGTCAGCAAAACTGACTGGTATTGCTATAGCTTTGTATTTTTTCATTGCGCATTCGCAAGTTATAATAAATGGATATGTTTATTCTTCCTCTTTTTCTTCGACAACTTCGGGTTCTCTCTCTGGTTCTTTCTGTGGTACAGGCTCCGGTACACTCAAACGTTGTACCACGTGGGCTGAGAAGTTCTTGAGATTTTCAACATCTTGTTTCGCCTTATTCATTTCCTTAAAAAGGAAGATTACACCAGCGATTGCCACTATTGTGGCAATCATCATAAGGGTTTCACGGTCCATTTGAATCATTATAATCTAATATGGACCCTTCTTTTTAAGTAAGAACCCCCATATGTGCTCTTCCTGGTGGAGGACATTCATATGGCGTTTGGGCAAACTGGACGGCTTCGTAATGCGTAGGTTCACAGGACTTTTGAGTTGAGGGTGTTGGGAGTCCAACATACTTTTCAAGTGTTCTGGATTTGGGGTCGTACGTCAATACAAAAACGATGGCGAGGAGGAAAACTACGTTCCACATTGGTTTTATTAATTAGTTAGAATATAAAAGTCCGCCCATACCGTTCTCAATGCGGAGAACGTTATAGTTGACCGCATAAATGTCCTTGTCGGAGTTGGCGGTGTCGTTAATGATACGAGCAGAGTCGAGACGAGAGAAGTTGAGGGTACCTGTGGGCTGGAGCTTACCCGTGTCCAAGCAGAATGGGTAGACAAACAACTTGGTACCCAAGGTCGCGTTACCATTGGAGGTGTGGTAGTAGAGGGGCACACTGGTGAAGTTGGGGTTCGCAAACTTGAAGTCCGCAACATCGGTACCGTTGATTTGGAGCTTGAGCTTGTTACCCGCGGTGCTCAACATAGTGACATTGGTCGCATCACCCGCAGCCAAGTACTTCACTGGGTGGTTGAAGTTGAGTTCTTGGATCTTTGAGCCCGAGGCAATCGCCTTTTGGACTTGGGTAATAATCATATTTTGTGGTTGGGACGCAAAGACTTCACGTTCCTGGGTGTCAAGGTACGCATAGTTCGCGTAGATGTCCCACTTGTCATCCGCTGCCGCAGAACCCCACGTGATGCGGAGTTCGACATCGTGGTACTGGAGACCAATGAGGGGGAGTGCCGATTGCCAGTTCTCACAGAAGTTGAAGCGGAGGGGGTAGAAACGCGAGGTCGCGGAACTTGGGGCACCACCGAAGAGATCACCACCAACCGACTTTGGGGTGGAGGTCGCCAAAAGGGATGGGGCGATGAGAGTGGAGAAGGTTGAATCTTGATCATCAATCACTTGACCACCGACAAGGAGTTCAACCTTGGCAATCTTGGTGCGCCACTGCGCAGCGCTGTAGGCCTGAGTCGCAGAACCATTGTTGGGCACGAGATACACGTAACCCAAAAGATCACCCTTGCGTTCGAAACGGATTGTGGACATGCCCCCATTGGAGACATTCCCCTGGATCACTTGGCGTTCAACAGTTTGGGAAAAGTTTGTGTGTCGCTTGTACGTGGAGCGAAAAAAGCTGACTTCGGGCTGACCGACGAGGTGTACATCCTGAGCACCGACAGCAACGAGTTGGGCGATACCACCAGACATTTTATAGTATAGCGAGAGTTTTTTTTAAGCTATCCACAATGGTATGTACATCCAACATACGCCGCGGTCCAGACAGCATTTGCTTGATCTGTGCGAGTGCCATCAGTCGTCAGGTATCGAATATTGTATGCCTTTTGGGTTCGATCCGTATCCTCCCATTGGAGACGTCCGTATGCGTCTAAAACGTTCTTGCCCTCAGCATCCTTTTTAATGACCTGTACTGGGAGGTCCTCGGGGTTGAAATCACAATCCATCGTGATTTTGGCAACCGTGTAGTTTTTGAGTGAATCTGTATCCTGTTTTTGACCATATCCGGCAATGTTGGAGGTTGTAATGTAGTCCCCAGAGACCAAATTGCCATTCGTGTTCACAACCCACATCGCCCCTTCACCAATGGCGTTCACGATGACTCGATTGTCCCCAAGTTCTTTGGTCGCGTTCACAATCGTAATACCTGTGGTCTGGTTTCTCACAGTTCCACCAGATTCAAGTCGGTCCACGACCCCAAACACACTTCGGTCGTTGGCGACGTGTGAGAGGGTTACCACGGGGAGGGACTCCGAGGACTTGATAGCACCCAAACCCGTGGTCAAGGGACCATTGAGGTTGAGATACTTGTTCTTGTTGGCAGAGACCACGAGTCCTTCGCTCATAGGTCCATCTGGGAAACACATATGTTGCCCAGTGAATGAGAGAAGGGTACCACTGGCCGTGATGGGTGTGGATACACCGAGGGCGTTATACGGAAGGGGTCTTGTGAAAATGTAGGCGGAACCCGCGGCGTCCACACCACCTGGGTCCTCATAGTACGCCCCCACGAGGGCTGTATTCCCATCCGAAGAGAGGGAGACACTGTAGCTGAATTGGTCGGAGGTCGCCGCATCTGATGCCGTGAGCTTGGATAGTTGGGTCCAAGTCCCACCGGAGTAGGTGAAGATGTAGGCGGAACCTGCGGCACTCACACCACCTGGGTCCTCCCCATACGCCCCCACGATGGCTGTATTCCCATCCCCAGAGAGGGAGATACTCCAGCCGAAGTTGTCGTTGGTCGTCTTATCTGATGCCACCAGTTTGGCTTGTTCACTCCAAGTCCCACTGGAGTAGGTGAAGATGTAGGCGGAACCTGCGTCGGTCACACCACCTGGGTCTTCCCCATACGCCCCCACGATGGCTGTATTCCCATCCGAAGAGATCGCGACACTGGAGCCGAAGAAGTCGTTGGCCGCCACATCTGATGCCACCAACTTGGTTTGTTCACTCCAAGTCCCACCGGAGTAGGTGAAGATGTAGGCGGAACCT